TCATGATATAGCTGGTAGAATTACCTGGAAAGAACATGTTAACTCAATTTTTGCGGCTTATAAAACAACAGAATTTATATTAGTTGGAACAGAAACAAATATGCCAGACATGTGGAAGAACAACAGAAATGTAAGTTGCCAAAATTTTAGACAATTTATTACTTACTGTGACGTGTAACAGTTTTTTTTAACGTATCAATTTTATTTTGTACTGCTTCAAAATTAACAGTTGACCACAACCCAGGGTGCATGGGCCTAGGCCATGTGCCCGTGTCTATCCAGGCATATCCTATGTGTTCATGATTGAGAGTTGGTTTGAATTCTTCAGCAACACAGCAGAAAAATGTATGATAGCAAAATAATCCATCAGCACTGGTAAATTGTTCCAAGGGAATTAATTTAAAGTGAAAGGGAAAAAATCCAAGCTCTTCGGTGCATTCCCTGTGCATTGTATCTAGTAGAGTTTCGTTAAGTTCTGTTTTACCACCAGGTAATCCCCAGGTGTTTGGATGTTTAGGATCGTCTCTTAACAAATACAAATACCTTTGAGTGTCTAAACTATAAAACCAAATACCAACAGCATTGATCATAGCACCAGACTCCAGGTGCCTCCTGGGTATATACCCTCATAGCTTTTTACCCATTCACTGCCAGTCCATCGATATTGCAACCCTGTGGTCAAATTTGTACAAAATTGCAAGTTATCAGTGCTGTCAACAGCTCTAAATACAACGTCCCATGCGCCATCAATATATTGAACAATATCATTGGCGTTGGCCACCAACGGACCCCAGGCCACGGCAGGGTGTATATTTCCAATAGCACCAACAGCATTTAATAACAAGTATCTTGTGCCTGCAACGGCCGCTGGTAGACCCACTCCTGGACCACTGATCAACGGATCAATCACAGCATCAATTGGAGCCAACGTATTTTGTGGAACGGTGTCTATGTCTACATCAAACAGCATAAATCGCTCATCAGTGGGATCGTAAGTAACAGTACCAATAACTGTGCCTGAATCGTCCCATTGATCTTCAAGTCGAATCTGACTAATGCCTGGCCTTAATACACCATACATCCCAACCACTGCTGGCCACAGTTCATTGCTGGGAGGACTGTCGGGCAAGTTTGTGTTGGCATTTGATTGATCCACCGTGATTTTTTCTTTGAGAATCTGTATTTTATTACCAATTAACAACGTCTGGTAACCATATGGTGTAATCTGTTGTCTTGTACCTAATAACAAATCGTTGTTGGTGATGGCATCGCTGGCATCACCTAAACTGTTAAACACAGAATATATAATTTTTTCAACCACACCCAACTTCTTAACTTTAGCAGGACTACTGATCCAAATTGGAATGCCAAATCGCATGGTCATAACGTCAATGGGATTTTCTGTGCCTTGAGGAATAACTCTACTGGTCCAGGTAACAGATTCTAATTCAACCACGGTCAAACTGGTCCAATCAACAAAGTTGTCTGTGCCCTGTAGCTCTAATGCAGGATTAAACAATGTTGCTATTTGTTCAAACAACTGCATTTTCTGATTGGTGTTTGAGGTCCAGATATCCAAACTAATAGTCATTTTGTAAGGAACTGGCATTAACCTTTCGATAGTAAATGCATTACCCTGTGTAGTTTCGTAGGTGTCTGTAGTGGTATCGTAGTAGCGTTGTCTAACTTGCATTTTATTAACGTGGTAAGGTTCCTGCAATCTTGGACGATCGTAGTCCATGCCAGTTATGTAAAATGTCATCAACGGAGTAGAAGGTAAACTGTTGGCAGAGTTTTCCTGCAGAATAGTCTGTGCCTGACGTGTTGCATCCCCGTAACGGACTGGCACACGTATCAATGTTGCGTTTGCACTTTCATCTCTGCCGTATTCAATTGCAAAGTTAGAAAAAATTCTTGTAAACTGTAACAAAAATCTTCGTATCTGCTCATCATAAAAAAACTGTTGCATGTATTATCCGCCGTTATCTGCTCTGGGTTTAAGAATCTCACTAAGGCTTTGTCTGCTTGGAATTGCGCCTCGGTCATTGGTTTCAACTTCATTGGTGTTGTTTACAAAGCTTGATCGCAGGGTCTTATTCATTGGACCATTTGTGAGATCAGTTCTGACCTTGTCCTCAATCTTGAGCCAGGATTTGCCATTGAATCTAAACAATCTATTTGGAAAATAATCTAATCTTAGTGCATAATCGCCTTCGGCTGGATTAGCAGGAAACGATACCCCAGGGGTTACCGGTAAACCGTTTGGCGCAATACCATCTCCAGTGAGATAACCCATTGTGTAGCCATCTCCTGTGGGTGTCTGTGACGCATCTGATGAGTTTGGTTCCAGTCCATCAACAGTATTAAGTGTACCGTCAGCAGTTACTCCGCTTGGGTCAGCCGGTGTTCCATCAGGATTGGTTGGATAGATATAAAACTTAACAGTATCATAACCACTGAGCGGTACTTCAATTTCGGCCTGTGCAAGAATAGCATCATTGAGCGCAAGATCTTTTGGTCTTGTGCTCATTACATCGCTGGTGGTTGGTGGATCAACTTCTAGCCAGTATGCAGTATTGGTGATGTCCGTGTCCACTGGAACATTTGCAATAGCTCGATAATATGTGTCGCCGTTGTTGACAATAGTACCAGTTGGATAAAAATTTCCTGGATCCCAAATGTTTTCTGTCACAAAAGGCTTGTTGACAATCTCTTGGTATTCTTGTGCATTGACCATAGGTGTGGCTTTGACACGCCACAGGTGTGGCAACCAAGTTTGACTAAAACCTTCACTGGCAAAAGCTGAATCCTGAATCACATAATACTTGGGCAATGCACGTGGAATTGTATCGTTTAATGGATTGTAGTCTTTTAAATTTGGCACTTCCAACACATCACCACTCATGAGCTTTCTTCCAATGGTATCAAGCATATCGTTGTAGTGGAATGTAAGAAACAAAGTATCATTGTTAAGGAATAGACCAAATTGCGTTAAATCAAAATCGATGTCCTGTGTTCGGTAAACGCCACGTAATCGGTAAATGTCTGGATCATACGCACGATCTCTATTTTCTAACAATAACAAATCCTGAATAAACAACGGATTTTCAAAGGTGTAATTTGGTTGTGTGGCATCAAAATTTCCACTTTCAGTTGAATCTCCTGTGCCCGTTTTGGGACCAAGATACTTGTGTATGAATATATCAAGTCCACCAACGGTGTACATTTCCGCAATAGTGCGGTCCAGAAACTGGTAGTCACTGGTTCTATTAGGGCGATAAAGGCTTAAACGTGGCATAGTGTACTATTTATGGGTGGCATTGTAGTTTAGTTTAAAGCTAGTGTGTTCTAAAAACAACACTTGACAGTTGACAAATAATTCAATTGCTGTTATAATTACAACTTAACCAAAAGGAGTATATAATGGAATGTACACATTGCAGAAAATGGCATTTTAAAGGAATTGAATCCTGCGACACCGCACCCAAACGGCCCACACCTCCTAAAACAACAACTCCGTTGTCAACTCCGTTGTCAACTCCGTTGTCAACTCCGTTGACCGAATAATCTGAGTCTGCTATAATATACACTTGTACAACAAAGGAGTGTATATGCAAGCCGCAAACTTTTTAACAAAGTACACAGGCCCAAAAGGCAAGGGTTTTATACAACCCTATGACAAAATAAAAGCCACAGAAAAATGGGTGGAGTATGCGCTAGACATTGTGGACATGAGCCGTATAATAATGTCAGTGGACTTCAACACCAAATGGCGCCTGGCAGAGGCCCTGGAAGTAGCTGAACGCAAAAAGGCTTATATGTACCGGCACAAAAATTTTGACGTTACTCGTGCCGCAAGACTTTTTGATGCAGTAAAAGATTTACCCAAAACTAAGTAAGGACTAACATGATTGCCCAAACTAAAATTAAACCACCCAAGCCATTGAACCCACGTAGTGCAGATACCAATCACATGGGCCAGGAACCTGCTTGGACACATCAGCCCACAGACTATCGCATCAGTGCATTAAGCAAAGCATTTGGTTGGTACAATTACTTTTACGGCAAAAAAGACGCCAAGGACATGATTGCATCCTATTTGGATCGGCGTGAACGTATCCGAGATGCCAAACAGATTCGCAGTCTTGGCGACAGCCAAATTCGTCTGACCACAGGATGGCTCTGTCGCATGAGTGATATGGGGCTTGAGTTAACTGAACAAGAGCAGATCAAGCTGGATAATATGATTCTCGAACTGTTAGAGATCAAAGAAGAAAAGAAAGAAGAAGTAATGGCCGAGGATGCGTCAGTGGCCAGAATAACCATTCAGGACCGGTTGCGTGAAAAAGTATCCGAGTGCGCTGGTGAAATCGAAGGCCTGTTTGATGACTTTGTTACCGAGGGTGCCAAAATGTCAGCCAATATCAAACCGATTGCCACAATACGTGGCATGAATGTGGCACCACAAATGATCAGCACCATTTCTGACATTTGGAAAAAACGACTAGAAGAATTTGAAGAAGTTGCCAAAGGCAAAGACTCACAATTGGTTGAAGCGTACAGTTGCTATAGCAAAATTGACATTCGTAATATGATCAAGTTCTGTGAAACAGTGATCAACGACTGTGGCGCCTATGTGCAGATTAAAAAGGTCGAGCGCAAGCCGCGCAAGTCCAAACCCATTGATCCTGCCAAACTCACAGCCAAATTCAAGTATCTCAAAGAGTTTGCAGAACTCAAACTCAAGTCAGTGCCTGTTACAGGCTTGGTGGGTGCTACAGAAGCCTGGTTGTACGACACCAAAAAACGCAAGTTGATCCATGTCACAGCAGACAGTCACATTGGCTCGCTTACTGTAAAAAGCAGTTCTATCATTGGGTTTGACGCCGCTACCAGTGTGCAAAAAACCCTGCGTAAGCCTGCAGAACAGATCAAAGCGTTGCTGTCAGTAGGAGCACCACAAGCTCGTAAGGTATTCAAGGACATCAAGGCCACAGATACCAAGTTTAACGGACGTGGCAATGAGAATTTGATACTGTTGAAGGTGCGCTAAATATAGGGCAAGGAGCCCTACATGGCAGATCAAACACTAGACCCGCTGAAGAAACAACTGATAGAATATGTGCAGTTACAACTAGCCAGTCAAATAATTGACATTGAGCTAGACCCGGCACACTTTGAAGCCGCTTATCAAAAAACCATAGGCACCTATCGCCAACGTGCGCAAAATGCCTATGAAGAAAGCTACAGCTTTATGGAATTGCTTAACGATGTAAATGAATACACGTTGCCACAAGAAGTCACACAGGTTCGACAAATTTTTAGACGCACAATTGGCCTCAGCACCGGAGGTGGTGGCACAAGCTTTGACCCGTTTGGCGCCGCAACTTTAAACACTTATCTATTGAATTTTAATCAGCAACAAGGCGGCCTTGCAACCTACGATTTTTATCAACAGTATGTTGAACTGGCCGCTCGTATGTTTGGTGGATATATCAACTTTACCTGGAATCCTGTTACAAAAAAACTACAACTAATTCGTGACCCAAAAGGCACTGGCGAAGTGGTGTTGTTATGGACCTACAATCTCAAACCTGAAATTACTCTGTTAAGCGACTTTCAGATTAGTCAATGGATACGTGATTTTATGGTTGCCGCCGCTAAAATGATCATTGGCGAAGCACGTGAAAAGTTTGGCACCATTGCAGGCCCTCAAGGCGGTGGCACTTTAAATGGATCAGCAATGAAAAGCGAAGCACAAACTCAAATGGATAGATGTATAGAAGATCTAAAACTCTATGTAGATGGATCACAGCCGCTGACATTGGTCATTGGTTAATAGATATCAATTTGAAAATATAACAGTTGACAGATACACTTGTATCTGTTACACTTGCTGGAATTGCCCTCAGACAACTAAAAATGAATTTTACAAGCCTTAATAATATAAACAACGAAACCAAAGATATGGTCGTTCTTTCTGTTCCTTGGACAGAAACAACCTTTGCCATTATGGCTCCTGCGGCATTAAAACCGGTGGTTGAAAAGGCTGGGCTGTCATGCTTGGCAATAGATCTTAATGGTGACATTGTTAATCTAGTTAATAGCCATCCCAATAGGGAAGAAATTATTTCTTTTTTCTTTGATGGGTATGTTAATAAAAATATCGAATCCTGGTTGAATGATATGTTTATTTCTGCGGCAAGCCAGATTGTATCGTACAAACCAAAATATGTTGGCATTAGTGTTTTTAGCTATCTGGGTCAGCACAGTATGAAATGGCTGGCATATTTTATTAGAAAATTAGATCCAACAATTAAAATTATTATTGGTGGTCCTGGATGCTTACAACATAATTTTACTGGACCTGCACCACTGGCTGAAGAATTAGTAACCAATGGAATTGTTGATTATCACATTCGCGGAGATGGAGAACATGCATTGTTTGAATTGCTCACTGGCAATGATGATTATTCAGGAATCAATGATCCCACATGGAAAGAACTAAACCGAGAAGAGTTATCTTTACTACCAATACCTGATTACACTGACTATGATTTTTCAATCTACAATAAAAAAATTCTTGGAATTATGGGCAGTAGAGGCTGTGTTAGAAAATGTAAATTCTGTGATTACATTGAAAACTGGAAAAACTTTACCTGGCGCACAGCCGATCATGTATTTTCAGAAATGATCGAACAAAATAAAAAGTACAACATACGAACATTTAAGTTTCAAGATGCTCTCACAAACGGAAATCTCAAAGAGTTTCATAGATTTACATCTTTGTTAAGCGAATATAATCGTGCAAACCCTGATAATTCTTTTTCTTGGTCGGGTTACTATATTTTTAGAGAAAGAATTCCAACATCAGAAAGAGACTGGGAGTTGGTAGCAGGAAGTGGTGCAGAAATTTTAATTGTTGGCATTGAAAATTTAAACGAACATATCCGATACCACATGGGCAAAAAGTTTTCAAATGCATCAATTGATTTCCACCTTGAGCAAGCACAAAAATACGGAATAAAAATTAATTTTCTTGCACTGGTTGGCTGGGTAAATGAAGTAAGAAAAGATATTGATTACACTAAAAAATGGCTAGACGAACATGTTCGGTTCAAAGACGTAATTACTTTTCAGTGGGGCGGCAGTTTAGGCATATTCACCAACACTTATTTAGATAGACACAAGGACGAACTTGGCATTACCATGATTGGGTCAAACCCGCAGGCCTGGATCAATAAAGAAACCGGCAGTACACCAGAAGTTCGTGCAGAATGGGTCACTGAGTTAAACAATCACAGTAAAGCGTTGGGATATACTGTGCATGAACGATTAGATAATCATTTTATTCTTGAGACGTTAATGAATGCAAAAAATTAATCATTGTTTTATTGAATTTGATCTTGAGTTTGGGTGCATTAATAATAAACTCATGACTGTTACATTGTCTTCGGGCGATAATGTTACTCAGGTCCAGCCAGAGTTAGTCGATGGGCAGTATCTGTCTAAATCTAGGCTTTACATAGATCTACCAGCAGTGGTAAAGTTACGTTTCAGTGGTAAAGATCACAATACTGATGTGATTTTTGATCAGGATGGAAAAATCACACAAGACATGTATGTCAAAATACTCAGAGTTAATCTCGATGGGTTTAATCTAAATGAAAAATTCATTCATCAAGGATTAACCATTGACACCACAGACGGACAATCTTGGACCACAAGCTACATTGGTTTTAATGGTGAAATATTGTTAGATCTGTCAGAGCCAAACGTTTTCCTTCAATACTATTCAATTTTAAATAGGTAATCATTGATTACCTAATATATTGACACTGACAACAATTGGTGTTATACTACTTTCATGGATCTCATGATTGACATTGAAACAGTAGGCACAGGCCCAGAAGCTTGTATCTTAACTATTGCCGCACAGGCATTTGATCCGTTTATTCGCGGATATTACAGCCAGCAGTACTATGCTAGAATTGATATTGAAAGCCAACAAGGGCGCAATATTGAACAAGGCACTATAGATTGGTGGGCCACACAGCCTACTGCGGCCAGAGAAGAAGCATTTGCCGAAGACGGGCGAATACCACTAAAACAATCACTAGAAGAACTAGGCAAGCTTATATGGCGTAGTAAGCGAATATGGGCTAATGGTCCTACATTTGATATGAACATTTTAGAACATGCTTACAAGAGTTATAGTATTCCGTTGCCCTGGAAATTTTATGTTGTTCGGGATGCTAGAACAGTCTATGGGTTATGCCCGGGTCTTGACAAATATCCTGCCAGTCACCACGCCCTTGAAGATTGTCGCAGACAAATTGACCTGTTACACGACAGTTTGGAAACCCTTAACATTAAGGAACTGGTCTAATGCCCAGCACATTGATAGTTGCTTTTGCCCCTGGCGCCAGAGGATTTACACTGGGCAAGTGGTTACTAAACAATAAGATTGCTTGTGCTTGCATGAACAGTGGCTCAGAGTTTAACGAAGTTAATCATACGTTTGTTCCGTGGTATAATGATGTTTTATTTCATTTCAACAGTGAAACTCGTGACACGTATTTAAAAATTAATGAATTACTGCTTGATACTAATTTAGAATCTAGTGAGTTAATGGAATTAATTGGCACCAGTAAACATATACCTTTTAAAACTCAAACAATACCAGCATTGGTGTTGACACACCATGCAACACCTCAAGGCCTAATAAAATTAAAAAAAGCACTAAATGGAACTGTAATTAGAATTACATTTTCAGATGAAGAGCAAGCATCACAAAGTATGCATAGAAAAATGAAACTAGATAATGATTATCTGGTTGCAATGCAACTGGATAATGTAACAACATTCTATGAATCAACATATCAATCAGAATATATTCCTTTCTTAGAAGATTTTGATTTTGCAATTAATGTTAAACTAGATCAAGTTAACTTGTTTGATTTAAATTTTTTAAAAGACAACATATCACAACAATAACTATTAGTATGAAAAAAGTTTTAGTATCAGGATGTAGTTACACAGTTAGACAACTGTGGCCTGAACATCTATTTCAAGGATGTGCAGTCACAAACAGGGCCCGTGGCGGAGCAGGCAATGACTTTATAAGTTTTAGTATATTTGATGATATAAGAACTAATGGTAAACCTGATTTTGTCTTTATTCTGTGGTCAGGAATTCGCCGTAGAGAAGCATATTTTCCAAAAGAAACCAGGGACCTGGTATTTAAAGATGCGTTAATTGGACCAACACAGGATAGTATTGCAGTTTTTTCTGGTGGGAATTTTTTTAAATATAAAGGCAATGTTAAACCTTCTTACCACCCGGAAGTTGATGATTTTTTTAAATTACAATATTCAAGTAGTAATGAACAGTTTTTAGTAGAGCAATCGTCACAAAAAATTTTAGCCTGTCATTCATTCTTGGAGTCGCAGAAAATTGACTATAGATTTAGTTTTATATACAATATCTTTAGCAACGATTTTGATTGGGCTCCTGCGCTAGGATCAGCTGTGTCTAAGTCAGATGGTTATTTGAACTTTTTAGACTGGAACAAGTACATTAATATTACACCGTTTGAGTACGGAATTAAAAATGATTTAATGTCCAGTGACAATATGCACTTGACTCATCCTGGTATGAACTCTTGGGCAGATGATATTTCTGTTCACCTACCTAAATTTTAACAAGGATTCTTTGATGATTATTGGCATTTGTGGATTTATTGGTAGTGGCAAAGATACTATTGCAGACTATCTAGTTAATATACATGAATTTAGACGAGAAAGCTTTGCAAATTCTCTTAAAGATGCAGTAGCCCATGTGTTTGGATGGAACCGAACAATGCTGGAAGGCCGCACAAAGACCGCACGTGAGTGGCGTGAGCAAGTGGACCCATGGTGGTCTGACCGCCTAAACATGCCCGAACTAACTCCGCGCTTGATGCTACAACTTTGGGGTACTGAAGTATGCCGCAAAGGATTTCATGATGATATATGGATTGCTAGCTTAGAAGCACGTTTACGTAACAGCAAAGACAGTATTGTTATCAGTGATTGCCGCTTTCCTAATGAGATTAATGCTATTAAACAAGCTGGTGGAAAAGTTATTTGGGTTCAACGGGGTGAGTTGCCAAGTTGGCATATTATGGCAGCAAAGGCAAACAAAGGTGATATACTCGCCAAAGAGAAGCTCAAAAGTCTAGGCGTACATGCTAGTGAAACAGCCTGGGTTGGTACAGACTTTGATGCTATAGTTGATAACAATGGAACTATGGATCATTTGTATAAACAGATCAATGATCTGGTGACAAGTCTCCGGGTTTCCACGGAAGATCAAGCCGACTAATTTCTACAATACAATTAAGACAAATAGTTTTTAAATTTCTTAGCTCGGTACTGTTTAAATCACCATCAACGTGATATACCAGTAGCTGACTTGGATGCCTAGCTTTAAAGCCGCAACGGTCACATGCGGCTTTTTTCTTGTAACCATTTAACTGCCATCTTGGACTTTGCGGTTTAAGTTTTTTCTTCTTGCGTATACAAGCATTGCAACGTTTGCGATAATAAATCTTACTATTGTGGTAACCGTTTACAGCAGACAAGTTCTTTTTACATACTTCACATAATGGTCTCATACAGTTATTTATATGGCGAACCTTAATTAAGGCACCGGTTACCGGCTGAGTTTTGCCATAATTGCTAAATATTGATAACCATTTTAAAAGGATGAAATTATGGCACTAGTATCCCCAGGCGTACAAGTCACAATTATTGACGAGTCTAATTATATACCTTCCGCGACAAATTCGGTACCGTATATCCTTCTTGCCACTGCGCAGAATAAAGTTTCAGGAACAGGAACTGGTGTTGCTGCCGGAACATTAAAAGCCAACGCAGGCAAAGTGTATTTAATCACTAGCCAGCGAGATCTTGCCGCAACATTTGGCAATCCGTTCTTCTACAAAACCACAGCTGGTACACCAATCAACGGCTACGAGCTCAACGAGTACGGTTTACTTGCCGCACACTCAGTGTTGGGTATCAGTAATCGTGCTTATGTTCAACGTGCTGACATTGACTTGTCTGAATTAACTGCCAGCCTGGTTCGCCCAACCGGTGCCCCAGCTAACGGCACGTACTGGTTAGATACAACTTCAAGCATCTGGGGCATCCTGCAATGGAATGCAACCACTGGTGCATTTAGTTCACAAACTCCAATAGTAATCACAGACACAGCAGACTTAACTTCAGGCGTGCCTAAAACAAGCATTGGATCAATTGGTGACTATGCTGTAGTTGCAACAAATAACAAGAACCCAGTTTACTATAAGTCAACTGACAATGCTTGGTACTTGGTTGGTAGTATGGATTGGCAACAACAATGGCCAACAGTACTGGGCACTAACTCTGTCACATTCCAAATGACTGCGACGCAGGCTATGATCATTAACGGAGTTTCAGTCTCAACAAGATCGGCACCAAATGCCACTCTGGCAAACTTAGTAACTGACATTAATGCTGCCGCAATTCCAGGTGTGGTTGCATCTGCCAACAGTAGTAATCGACTTATTTTAGCCGCAAATTCTGATGCAGAAAGCGATGGCTCTTCAGCTGATGGCGGTATCATCAACATTGATCCTGCCAGCTCAGACGTTATGCTGTCAGAGTTAGGTATTCAAGATGGCATTTATTATGCTCCAACATTACAACAAAGTCCAAACTACACAGTTCCACGTTGGGGCTCTAGTCAAACTCAACCACGTCCAACTGGATCAGTTTGGAATATGATAACTGCTGTAAATGCAGGTGCAAGTATTGTTGTTAAAGAATACAGTACTGTGTTGGCTAGCTTTGTTACAAAAACTGCTCCAATTTACCAAGATGATGCAGCCGCTAACAAAGGACTTGATCCATCGGGTGGTGGTAGAAACATCACTGCTGGTAGTGTTTATGTACAATATAACGTGGCACCCGAACTACCAAATAACAATAATACATTTACTCTGGAAATTTTTGAGAGACTGACCACAGGTGCTACCACTATCACTGGCGATACAACCACTCCAACATTTACTAACGGTAGTCAATTTGATATTTCTGCCAGCGCACCAAATAGTAGTGTGATGAGTACTCCAGTTGAAGTAACAATTAGCGGAACTACAGCGGCTGCATTTGTTGCCGCAGTTTCAAGTGCAAATGTTCCTTATGTTTCTGCAAATATAAACTCAGACGGATCAATTTCTATGGTTCATAGTCGTGGCGGTGTAATTGAATTACTCAGCACAACTAACGATCCAGTTGGTGATGCTGGTTTTAACACCACAGTAACTGGCGTTCGTTTGTCAAACGCAGATGATGTTGATAGTGCATTAGTTCTTTCAAACTGGATTGCATTAGAGTATACTGCCAGCGCAAATGCTCCAGATCAAGATCCTGCAAACGGACGTGACTGGTACTACTCATCAGCTACACAAGTTGATATCATGATTCAAGACGGAAACGGTTGGGCTGGTTATAGAACAGTTGACAATGATGTTCGCGGATATAACCTAACAGTAACTGATCCCAATGGACCTATCATCAGCGCATCACAACCGGCTACACAAACAGACGGCACACCGTTGGTGTATGGAGATTTGTGGATTGACACATCTGATTTAGAAAATTATCCATTGATTTATCGTTATGAAGAAGTTGACGGTGCTGATACCTGGGTTGCTATTAACAACACGGATCAAACTACCCAGAACGGTGTATTGTTTGCTGACGCACGTTGGGCACCAAACGGCACAACTGACCCAGTATCTGGCGCATACCCAACAATCACAAGTTTGTTAGCCAGCAACTATCTAGATTTAGATGCACCCGAAGCTGACTTATATCCAGCTGGTATGTTGTTATGGAATACTCGTCGCAGTGGATACAATGTCAAACAGTTCAGCGTTGATTATTTCAATGCACAAGACTTCAGCGTTAATCCATACTCGTCCCAGACTGCTTATCTAGTAGGAGACAAAGCTCTGTACAACGGCGTAATTTATGTATGTACTGCCAACAGCACTGGCAATTTGCCAACTAACAGCAGTTTTTGGGCATTGCTTGAAACCAATGCCTGGACAACTGTTAGTGGTAACAAGATTGATGGCAGTCCATACATGGGACGTAAAGCACAACGTGCAATCATTGTTGCCGCATTAAAATCAGCAGTTGATACGCAGGATACACTACGTGAAGAGCAACAACAATTTAACTTGATTGCTTGCCCACAGTATCCAGAACTAATGATCAACATGGTGGCTCTAAACAACGAGCGCAACAATACTGCGTTTGTTATTGGTGACACACCATTACGTCTTGGACCTAGTGGTAACAGTTTGGTTGACTGGGCCACAAACCAAGGCGGCCTAGGCATTGGTGGCGAAGATGGTATTACCACCAGCGATCCATATCTTGGCGTGTTCTATCCACAATGTCAGACCACTGACTTGAGTGGTGGTCAGGTTGTTCAGCCATCAAGTCACATGATGTTACGTACAATTGTTCGCAGTGACGAAGTGGCATTTCCATGGTTAGCACCGGCTGGTGTACGTCGCGGTATTGTTGACAATGCAGAACGTATTGGTTACATTGACAGTCTAACTGGTGAGTTTGTGACTATTGCTACAGGTCAAAGTGTAAGAGATATCTTGTATGAAAACAAGATTAACCCAATTACATTCATTCCAGGCGTGGGCATTACAAACTATGGTAACAAGACCGAAAGTGCTGTGATTAGTGCAATGGATCGTATTAACGTGGCACGTTTAGTTGCATTCATCCGTGGACGATTGATGGAGATTGGTAAGCAATATGTGTTTGAACCAAACGATCAAATTACTCGTAACGAAATCAGCAATGCAATTGATGGTCTAATGATTGACCTGGTAGCAAAACGCGGTATCTATGATTACCTGGTGGTATGTGACGAAAGTAACAACACACCAGCTCGTATTGATCGTAATGAATTGTATGTTGATATTGCAATTGAGCCTGTCAAGGCAGTTGAATTTATCTACATTCCGGTTCGTATTCAGAACACTGGTACTATTTCCGGTGGCGGTGCAGCCGCTGCCTAATAGGCTGGTTGTATGGCATTACAATGCAGAAAAATGGGGCCTATGCCCCATTTTTTTAGACATCACTTGCCATAAATAATTACATATAGGA